TGATGATGTTGCGGCTTGGGATGGGTCGTCAAATGATAATAAAAATCGCGCACTTTATACGGCAACTGTAAGGATTGACCGTGAAAGATTTCTTGGGGCAAGAGCAACAGATACGCAGGCTTTACAATGGCCGCGAACAGGAGTTAGAAAACCAGACACTTATATAAATACTTATGCTGTGGGATTTCCTTTTCGTATTTCAACAGATTATTTTACAGATACAGAAATTCCAGATCAGGTAAAAAGAGCGCAGGCAATATTAGCTGTTTATTTGAATAATAATAGAGATGGTTTAGGATTAAGTGGACTAGAAGATTTCTCAAATGTTCAGGTTGGCTCGGTAAATGTTACGCCTAATTTTTATGGGTCAGTTGGCGCTGATCGCGTTCCGCCATTATTTGAACGCTATTTCACAGGCTTGCGTATAAGCGGGCCTAACAACATTGCAATTAAAAGGAGTTAATTTCTTATGTACAACGCAGACCCAGATTACACACTTGGCGGTGAGCTAATCACAGACACAGCCGCACATACAGGCAGATTTAAAAGTATTTTTTTTAAAGAAGATACACAGATCAACACAGCTTCTCATAACTACACAGGAAATAGTATTGATAGTGAAACTTTTCTTGCGGGTCAAACCATCTATGGAGTTTTCACAAGTATCACTTTAACAAGTGGCGCTTGCATTGCTTATAGAATCTAATGGGCTTATCTTCAGCACTAAAAAAGGTTTTAACAAATAAAAAACTTGCGGCTGATATTACTTTCAGGTCTGTTTCCGCTGGTTCATACAATACGACCACAGGTGTTATTACAGAAACAAATACTGATACAACTATCAAAGGTGTTTTGGAGGATATCAATTTACGCGAAGTAAATGAATTAATCGAAGCAACAGATAAAAAAATTCAAATCGCTGCTGCTAGTCTTTCTTCAACACCTACAACAAAAGATAAAGTTATTGTCGGTTCTGTAACTTATTCAATTATCAGGATTGAAACAAATCAATTTGCTAATGAAAAACTTTCCTTTGTTTGTTATCTAAGAACATGAAAAAAATTCGAATAGATCAAATAGGAGATTATTCAGAAGAACAAATTAATACTTTGTTATCTGTTACCGTATTAACGGGAGATCGAATTGTTAAAGAAGGTTCGCCTGTAGATACAGGAAGGCTTGCGGTTTCTTGGCAGATAGGAGAAAACGCAGAAAGCGGCACACCCGCCCCAAAGGGCAAATATGGTAAATCAGGTATAGGAACTGTAGTCAGACCGCCAAAAACTTTAAATTATCAATTAGGAAAAGAAAATTTTAGAAAAAAATATCATATTCACAATAATGTTCCATATGCTGAACCTGTTATGCTTGGAACAAGTTTACCCCCGTCTTGGGGTGGTACATATAGAAGCAATCAAGGATTAAAAGCAAAACATCTTGATTTGTTGGCAAAAGAACTTGCAAACGAAATTCAAGACCTTTACGCACAAATAAGGGGTAAATAATGGCCGCTATTGATTTAAATACAGTTAGAGCAGCAATTGAAGCTAGAGTCGCAACAGAGCTTGCCAGTAGCCCCGCAATCCCTGTTGTTTTTCATAATATGTCATTTGATAGTAGCGCCGTAACAACCTTTGTTCAATGCCTTACAACATTCGGCGAAAGTAATTATTTGACTCTTGGAAATGCAAGTGGACAGAATCGCGTCAATGGAATTGTTGTTTTTAATATCTTTACACCGCAGGGAATAGGTTCAGGCGACAATTACACAATCGGCAAAAGGTTGCGGGATTTATACAATCGAATTACAGTTTCAAGTGTGATCTTCGACAGCCCAATCGGGCCGGAGGTCGTTGACAATCCAAATCCTGAAGGTCAATTTCAAACGCAACTGCGAATGACCTTTGAAATTTTCGAGGAACTTTAAACATGGCAAAACTTGAAATCACAGAAGAAATGCTTGACGCAATTGAAGCTGTCAAGGGAAGAAGGGAAGCGAACTATTGGGACCCAGAATGTCGCAAATATTATGAGAGTCAACAAAACTCTAAAAAAGATGTAAAAAATTCAGAAAAGAGTTAATATATTTATAAATAATTCTTTTTTTTGTTATGGCGGCTATCAAGGGCGATGTTGGCAAAATAATGTTCCACAATGCGGCGGGAACTGAAGCTGATGTTTCAGGTATTAGAAGTTGGTCTTTATCTGTCACTAAGGACACATTGGAAACCACTGTAAATGGCGACACTTCAAAATCATTTATCGGCGGATTGATTTCTGGCGAGGGTTCCGCAGAACTTATTTATGACCCTTCTGGAAACTCAGATTATCAAGCCTTTATTGATGATGTTTTAACAACAGGCGATGCCGCAGACGCATTGTTTGAATTGTTCCCTGATTCATCAACTTCAGCAAAGAAAATTGGATTTTCTGGAATTATTACTTCCGCAGAATATGGCGCAACACTTGGCGAAGTTCAGATAATAAATATCAGCTTCATTACAAGTGGTGCAATAACTAGCGCTATCTGATACATTGAGTTTATTAGTCAACTAATTAACCAATGCCAAACAAAAGAACAATTGATTTGCTTACAGAGTCTTTTAAAGATGAAATGACTTTAAGGCGTAAATTCGAGATAAAAGATTCACAAGGCAATGTTACTGTAACTTTATATTTTAAACCGATTACAAGATTTGATCGAGTAAAAGCACAACAGCTTGCGGGTTCTGATGAAGCATTGAATGTATCAACTCAGTTACTTTGTCAGATGGCAGAAAAAGAAGATGGTTCTAAAGCTTTTTCAATGGCTGATATGCCAGATTTACAAAGACTTATTCCAGAAAAAATATTGAATGAACTGGAATTATTTTTGCATGATATAAGTCTTGATATTGAAACAGCAAAAAAATAATAAAAGGGGATAACTGGCTTAGATTTGAGTTATTCCTAGCAACAGAACTCGGTAAAACACTAGAAGAACTCAGGAGATCAATAACTGAGACAGAGCTTATATATTGGGCTGGTTATTATGAAATTAAACATGACGAAGAAAAAAGAGCTTTGCAGCGACAAAAACACAATTAGAGGTAATATATAATAAAGGCTTTTTAATTTGTGGCGCTCTCTAATGTAAAAATTACAGTTGATGCAACCCAAGCAATAAAAAAACTTCGTGCGATAAATGACCAAAGTAAAAGATTAGGGAGAACATTTAGAGTTTTAGATAAAAGAAATAAAGGTTTAACAACGAGATTCAATAATTTAGGGAAAGCGATTGCTGCAATCGGATTAGTTGAATTTGGTAGAAGATCGGTTCAGACCGCCGCAAATTTTGAAAAACTTAATTTAAGATTAAAACTATTAACAGCAGAAACTGGTGATTTTGCAAAAGCGCAAGCTATTGCTGCTAGAGGTCAAAAATTGTTTGGAATTAGTCTTGTTGAAGCAACAGATGGGGTGACAAATATTACTTCAAGATTATTACCTTTAGGTGTAAGTCTCAAAGATATTGAAACGACATTTATCGGATTTAATACAGCAGCAAAACTTGGTGGTGCATCTGCACAAGAAGCATCAAACGCTTTTAGGCAATTAGCACAAGCGCTTGGTTCTGGCCGTTTAGCTGGCGATGAATTTAGATCAGTTTCAGAACAAGTTCCACTTATTCTAAAACCTTTAGCAGATGAATTAGGTGTTTCTGTAGGCGCATTAAAAGAACTTGCCGCACAAGGCAAGCTTACGAGTGATGTTGTTATTCGTGCTTTAAAAAGTATTGGTGATACTGGCGCAAAAGATTTAAAAAAGATACTTGAAAATGACCCAACACAAGTATTTAAAAATTTACAAAATGAAATCGAATTGTTTCAAATAACAGTGGGTAAAGCATTACTGCCCGCAACTAAAGTCACCACTGAATCATTAAGTATTTTAATTGGTGTTATAAATACAATTCCAGCAGAAATCACTTCTGCGGTGGTGGGAATTACAGGTTTAGTTACAGCTTTTACAATTTTAAAACCGCTTGTTGTAGCTGTTAAAGGTTCATTTGTAGCGTTAGGCAAAACATTAGCTACATTAGCGCTTACATTAGGTGGACCATTGACTGCATTATTAGCGGGTGCTGCTGTTGGTGTGGCTGCAATAACAAAATCAATTATTGATAATAATAAAGAAAGAAAAGAGTTAAATGATTTAATAGAAAAAGGAACTGCAAAATCACTTGAAGAAAGAATTGAACTAGAAGAAAATACATTGTCACAGTTAAATAATGCAAATGCAAGAGGAAATGCAAAACGTGGCATTGAAAGACAAATTAAAGAGCAAAAAGAACTAATAAGATTATTAAAAGAGGAAGCTAGTTTTAAAAAAAGTGATGAAGAATCTGATTTTGGTATTGATACATCATTCAGGGCTAATAGACAAATTACAATTGAGGCAGCAAAACCAAAGCCGATAACTTCTAGAAAAGACCCAAGATTAGCAGAACAAAATTTGGTTAAAGAATTAAAAAGAAAAATTGCTGTTAAAAAAACAGAAAATGAATTTGATAAAGAAATTCTTCAGAGGAAATTTGAACATATAGATAATATTAAAGAAATCATATCAAATGAAAAAATAAAAAATAAAGAACAAGCAATTACTTTAGAAAATCAATTATTTCAAATAGATAACGCTGAAATTTTGAAAAGAAAACTTGAAGAAACGATAACTCCGGCCGAACAACTACAAGAAAAATTTAAGGAAATAGGACAAAGTGTAGAGGAAGGAATTGTTTCAAACCTGACTGATGCTGTTATGGGAACAAAAACTCTTGCAGAAGCAGCAACTAATGTTTTAAACAATTTAAAACGTCAACTTGTAGAAGTTGCTATTCAAAGGGCTGTTTCTGGCATAGGAGGTAAGATTGGTGGATTTTTAAGCAGGGCATTTGGAGGGAAAAAAGAAAGAGGCGGCCCTGTTCAAGCAGGTGGTGCATATTTAGTTGGTGAGCGTGGCCCTGAGATTTTGCAATTAGGTTCAAAAGGGGGAAATATTATTCCAAACAATGCAATCGGTGGCGGTGGTACAACAAACAACATGATCACTGTTAATGTTGATGCTTCTGGTACATCTGTTCAAGGAAGTGGATCTGAAGCGGATCAGCTCGGAGGTCTTATTGCCAGCGTTGTGCAAGCAACTATAATTGATGAACAAAGGGCAGGGGGTTTATTAAATAGATAATGGCTACATTTCCATCAATTACTCCCACATATGGGATGAGAAAAACAAGTAAACCCAAAGTAAGAGTCTCTTCGCTAGGTGATGGGTATGAGTTTAGGGCTTTATATGGCCTTCCTTTGTCTCAAGATCCTAAAGTATATGATCTTACTTTTAACGTGTCTGAGACTGATGCAGATGTCATAGAGGCATTTTTAAGAAGTAGAGTAAACGATCAGGCAAGTTTTACATTTACACCACCAGCGGAGGGCTTTACAAAAACAGGTACATATTCGCAAAGCGGTACGACTGTGACTATCAGTATCACTTCACATGGCGTTGCTATTGGTGATGTTTTGACGATTGATTATACAAGTGGCTCTGCAACCGATGGTACTTTTGTTGTTGCCTCGTCTGCTGATGCAAATACTTTTACTGTGACAGCTGCTAGTTCTGCAACTAACAGTGGAAATGTATCAATTACTCTTTCTGGGGCTGGACAATATGTTTGTGATACATGGACAAAAACAATACCTTACAACAACAGAGCAATAATAAGCACAACATTTAGGGAGGTTTTTGAACCATAAATGGCTAATCCTGTACCAGAGTTACAACAACTTACAAACAAATCAATTATTGAGTTATTTTCTATTGAATTAAAACCTAATGTCCATTTCAAGGCAACTGCTCAAACTGGTACATATTCACAGAGCGGCAGTACAATTACTATTAGTGCAACTGGCCATGGAATGCCTGTTGGTACAATAGTTGTTCTAGATTTTACTTCTGGTAATGGTATTGATGGTGTTTACACAATACAAACTGAATCTTCAAATCAATTTACTGTAACTGCTACAAACTCTCAATCAACAAGTGGTAATATTTCATTTAATTCACACGAAACTCCAACGATTCCAACTGTTTATTTATTTCATGCTGGGAACAATATGAAAGATAGTCTTGATATTGTTTGGCAGTCAAATACTTACACAAGAATACCTGTAAAGGCAGAGGGATTTAAATATACTGGCAAAGGTAAGTTGCCAAGACCGACACTGACTTTTTCTAATTTATTAGGAACTATCACCGCCATACTTCAGCTTACAAATCAAACAACAGCTTTTTCTGATCTTGCAGGAGCAAAAGTTACTAGAAGGCGTACACTTGCTAGATTTCTAGACGAGGCAAACTTTCCATCAAATGTTAATCCTTATAAAGTTGGATCAGTAGACCCAACAGCTGAATTACCAAGAGAAGTTTATTTTATTGAAAGAAAAACTACTGAAAATAGAAATGTTGTTCAATTTGAAATGGTAGGGTCTTTTGATTTGTTTGGTGTTGCCGCACCTAGAAAACTTGTCACAAGAGCAGATTTTGCTGGGGTAGGTACTTTTGTAAATGCTTAAAATGTCTTGGAAAGAATCTTTTAAAAAATATGCAAAAAAACAGGCACCCGAGGAAGCGTGCGGTTTGTTGGCAATCATAGATGGCAAGGAAACTTTTTGGCCTTGTAAAAACCTTGCTGAAGGTAAACTAGAATTTTTTGTTATTGATCCTGATGACTGGGCAGAATGTGAAGATACAGGGCAAGTAATTGGTGTTGTACACAGTCACCCTAAAGGCGAATCAACACCCTCAGAACTTGATGTAAAAGCTTGTGAGCAACTTGGATTTCCTTATTTTATTTACAGTCTTTTAGATGATGATTGGCAAATTTTTGAACCTTCAGATTGGAAAGGTTCTGTAATTTACAATTATAATAAAGTTGAAGAATCAGAAGATACAAACTTAAAAACAATAAAAGTATATGGAAAACTGAGACAGTTTTTAGGTAAATCTTATTTTAAAGCTGCGGTAAAATCTCCACAGCAAGCATTGAGTTTTTTGATGGCAAATTTTGAAGGTTTACAAAAACATATGAATGACCAAGTTTATAGAGTTAAAATGGGCGGAAGAGAAATAACAGAAGATTATCTTTCAATGTCAGGACAGGGCGATATACAAATTATTCCGATTGCTCATGGCGGTATTTTTGGTTTTTTAGCTGGCATACTTTTTACTGGTATTGGGGGTAGTGCTGCTGTATCAGCTGCACTTACTGGTTTTCTAGGTAGCACTGTTGCAACGCTTATCACAACTGGTTTGACAACAATAGGAACTTCAATGATTATTGGAGGAATAACAGAACTAATTTCTCCTCAAAATACACCTCAAAACGCATCATCTGTAAGTGATATAGACCCAAGAATGAGAGGTTCATATTCTTTTAGCGGCATCCAAAATGTTAGTTCTAGTGGTGTTCCAATTCCAATTTTATATGGACTTGTGTTTAGCGGCTCAATTATAATCAGTTCGGGTACTGACACCGCCCAAATTAGAAAGAGTTTAAGCTAATGGTTAGACAGGTTGAAGGTGGAGATCAATTATTTGGTAGAGAGCCAGATGGAAGAGTAGTTGATCCTGATTTAATAGATGGTGGCCTTAGATCAAAGCAGTTCGCAACAGTGTTGGATCTGCTAGGCTACGGACAAATAGATGGGATATTAGATGGAGGTGGTGCTGGTTCAAGTACTTTTAGAAAAAATATTTTTTTAGACAATACACCTTTGCAAAATCCTTTAGGAGACGAAAATTTCACAGATGTAGAAGTATTTGTCAAAGATGGTGCAAGCAATCAAACAGCATTAAAAGAAATAAACGCAATTGAAAATACTATTCCTGTTGGAGTTGCTCTTACAAATTCACCATTCACATCTACAAAAACAGGTACTTATATATTGGCTGGTGGCGGTGGGCAAGATGTCACTGTTGGTTCAACTTCTTTTCGTTTACAGCCAAACCAAATGGTTGTTGCTTTTGATAGTGCGCATGGATATTCAATTGGAGAAGTCATACACTGGGCTAACACAACATCGGGTGCAGTTAGTAATGGAAAAACCTTAAGCGATTTTCCACAAACTCAAAATATTCTGCCTGAAAATTTTGCTACAAATTTTTTTGTAGTAAACACAACCTTTGATGATAATCCTTTTGCTGGTGCTTGCACTGTAAAAACAAGTCAGGGATTATCAAGAACAATATCTAATACTGATGTTGATAAAATAAGAGTATCAATTCAAATACCATCACTTCAAGAATTTAAAGATGATGGTGATGTAGTTGGTGCAGAAGTAAAGATATCCATAAGAATTATAGAAAATACTGGAACTATCAATAATCCAGTAATTCTTGATGTTACCAACGGAAAAGCGACAAGTCCTTATGTAAAAGATTTTGAGCTTACTTTTGAAAGGACAATGAATTTTCCTTTAACATTGAGTGTATTTAGAAATACAGATGATGGTACAGATACAAAATTACAAAATTCAACTAATTGGCTTTCATATACAGAGATAAATACAGATACAAGTGCCTATCAAGGTTTTGCTTATGTTGCCCTAAGATTTAATGCACAAGAATTTAAAAGCTATCCAAGGCGGATGTATAGGGTCAAGGGTACTAAGATCAAGGTGCCGCATGGAACCACAGTTGATAGTGATAATGGAAGAGTAATATATCCAAGCGGTTATACATTTAACGGAACATTTAAAACAGATAAAGAGTGGTGTTCTGATCCAGCATGGGTTCTTTATGACATATTGACAACTGATAAAGGTTTTGGAGGTGATGGTGGAATTATACAAGAAGAAAATCTAGATGTTTTCAGTTTTTATTCTGCAAGTGCTTACGCAAGTGCTTTGATAACTGACCCAATAACAAAAACAACGGAGCCGAGGTTCTCAACAAATATAATTTTGAACACAAGAAATGACGCATATACCTTGATAAATGATCTCTGTTCTGTAATGAACGCTATACCTTTTTATAGCAATGGTAGTTTACAGATATCGCAGGACAGACCCACTAACGTTTCTACAAATACATCTGATCCTGAATATATTTTTAATAATTCAAACGTAACAGAAGAAGGATTTACATACCAAAATCAAGGAGCAAGATTAAAATATACTGAAGTTGAGGTTCAATATTTTGACAATGAAACTCAATCAATGGAGTTTGAACTGATAACTGCTGATCAAATTACTGCTTTAGGTTCTGGTTCAAGTGGATTAGATGCTATTAACAAATTTGGAAGAAATAGAAAAACAATAAAATCATTTGCTTGCACTTCAATTGGTCAGGCAAATCGTCTTGGTAGATGGTTCTTATATTCAAATTTACTCGAATCAGAAATTGTTACTTTTACAACCACTTTAGAAGCTGGGGTAATTGTAAGACCTTCAACAATTATTGCGATTGCAGATTCTATGAGGGCGGGAGTTCGCAGAGGTGGACGAATTAATTCTGTAAATGACAGTCAAGGCGATGGAAATATAGATCAAATTATTGTTGATGATGCAAATAATACTGATTTAACAGCAGAGAATACAGCAAAATTATTTGTTGTTTTATCAGACGGCTCTACTGAAACCAGATCTATTAGTTCTATTTCTGGAACAACAATTACAGTTTCTTCAGCATTTTCTTCAACTCCACAATCAAACAGTGTTTGGGCAATAGAAAATACAACTACTGAGTTTCAAATTTTTAAAGTAGTTTCAATAGAAGAAAAAAATAGTTCTGAATATACAATTACTGCCGTAATACATGACACAAACAAATATGCACAAGTTGAAGATACAACAGTCTCATTTAATCCAAGAACAATAACCACTTTAATAGATAAAGCATCTGCACCTTCTAATCTTTCAGCAACAGAACAAATTGTTGCACTTAACAATAGAGCCGTTTCAAAAATAATTGTTTCGTGGCAACCTGTCCAAGGTGTAAAAGAATATTTATTAGAATTTCAATACGAAAAGGACAATCCAGAAAAAATAAGGATTGCAAGACCCAGTTTTGAATTATTTGAGTCGAGATTAGGTTCTTATAAATTTGCAGTAAACTCAATAAATTCTTTAGGAGTTTTAAGTACAGATACTTCTAATTTGACTTTTTCTGCTGTTGGTAAAACAGCTTTACCAGAGGATCCAAGCGGTTTAACAATTGAACCTATTTCAGATCAATTTGTGCGTTTACGGTTTAACCCCTCAACCTCTGTTGACGTAATCCACGGAGGCACTATTTCGGTGAGACATACACCTAGCAGCAAAGCAACAGCTACTTTTGCAAATGCAACAGAAATTATTCCAAAACTTGCTGGAAATGCAACAGAGGCTGTAGTTCCTGCTTTGACTGGCACATATTTAATAAAATTCATTGATGATGGTGGGCGTAAATCTGAAAATGCCGCAAAAGTAATTGTTACGCTACCAGATCCACAACCAAATCAAGTAATTTTAACTGAAAGAGAGGATACAGATTCACCGCCATTCCAAGGTGATAAAGTAAATACTTTTTTTGATACTAATTTAGATGGTTTGTTACTTGATGGAACATTACTTATAGACAGTTTTTTACAAGATATTGATACTTTACCCAATATTGATTTTATTGGCCCTATAAATTCAAGTGGGTCTTATGAATTTCAAAATAAAGTTGATCTTGAGGGCATTTTTAATCTCACTCTTAAAAGAAGATTTGTCACTTTTGGTCTTTTAGTTAATGATCTTATTGATTCAAGAACGGCTAATATTAATAGTTGGACAGATTTTGATGGAACAAAACCAGATGATGTAAACGCCAAGTTGCTAGTTGCGACAACTGACATAGATCCAGAAATCTCAGTTTCAGCCACCTACGGACAGAGTGGGACTACGATTACGATCTCTAAGACCTCACATGGGTATGCAGTAGGCGATTTTGTTGTTATAAATTTTACTGCTGGCAGTGCAACAGATGGCAATTACGAAATACAAACTGTTCCTGATGCAAACTCATTTACAGTGACAGCAAGCGCTAGTGCGACTATATCAAGCGGAACTTCTTGTACTTATGGAGCAAACTTTACTCAGTTTAATATTTTTGCGAATGGAGAATATACGGCAAGAGGGTTTAAATTTAGAGCAGAACTTACATCTGATGACCCAGCACAAAATATAAAAATAGAAGAACTAGGGTTTGAGGCAAGTATAAAACGCCGAACAGAAACTGTTAATACAGCTATTGCATCCGGTACTTCCGCAAAGACAGTGACTTTTGGTTCACCCTTTTTTACAGGCACAAATACTTTAAATACATCAACAACAGCATTTTTACCAACCATAGGAATTACATTAGAAGGTGCTGTTTCGGGAGATTACTTTAAAATAACATCTGTAACGAGTACGCAGTTTGTTATTGAGGTTAGAGATTCAAATAATAATTTCAAAAATCTTAATTTTAAATATACGGCTGTCGGGTTTGGTAAAGGTACTTAAATATGTTTATATTGAAGTTATCAACTAATATATACTTAAATAAAAAGGATTAAGTAATGGCAACACATGATTATGTACTAGATAATGCCTCTGGTGCGGCTTTTAGAACAGACTTAAATAATGCCCTTGCTGCAATCGTCAGTAATAATTCAAACAATACCAGTCCAGCAACAACCTATGCCTATCAATGGTGGGCAGATACTTCTGCTGGTGTTCTTAAAATTAGAAACTCATCTAATTCAGGCTGGAACGAACTTTTACAACTTGACGGAACTATAACTCTTGAGGATGGCTCAGCATCCGCACCAGCACTAGCTTTTAGATCAGATTTAAACTCAGGAATTTTTAATGGTGGTGGAGATAATATAAGAGTCTCAACAGGTGGCAGTACGAGAGTAACGATAGATTCGTCAGGGCGTGTTGGGATCGGCACATCAAGTCCTGATGATACGCTAGTTTTAAGCAGCTCAGCAGGAAATGGACTTAAACTTATTGATGGTACACATACTGTAGTTTTTCGTACTGAAAGTGGTGGTGGTATTTTAAAAGCTGTTTCAAACCACCGTCTTGCATTTGGAACAAATGATACTGAAGCTATGAGAATAGATAATTCTCAACGAGTGCTTATAGGGACTAGCACTGAAATAAGTAGCAGTGGTGAAAGAACTTTACAAATACAAAATACTGGCGGCCCAAAAATTGCTCTTGGTAGAAATGACACTTCTATTACTGCTGGAAATACTATTGGAGGTATAGAGTTTTATGGTAATGATTCAGATGGTGCATTTAAAAATTGCGCTTCAATTATTGTTGAGGCAGATGATACTCATAGTACTAATAGTAAAGCAACAAGAATGGAGTTTTTTGTAACTGAAAATAATGATGCAACGGCTACAGAGCGAATGAGAATAAATGATCGTGGTGGTTTGTGTGTCGGTAATAGTATATTAGGTTCAAATGTTGCTGATGGAAATGTTCTTGTAGATGAGGGTGTTTACATAGGTTCTTTTAGTGGAGAAAGTCAAATAAGGTCAGATTCTGCTGGAACTGGATCAAATACTCTTTTTATTGGAAATCAGTCAATTCAAACATCATCTGATAGACGTATTAAAGAAAATATTGTTGATACAAAAATTGACGCATCATCACAATTAAAAAAAGTAAGAGTTGTTGATTTTACATGGAATGATCCAAATGATAAAGCAACCAATAACAGAAATTCAAGAGGAGAATGGACAGGTTGTATTGCACAAGAGATAGTAGATGTCTTTCCTTTTGCTGTAAATGCACCAAGACCTGAAGGAAAAGAAATTGATTATGATTCTGAATTTTTGTGGGGAATGGAATATGGTCAACTTGTACCCGTATTGATTAAAGGGTTTCAAGAATTACACGCAAAAATTACTACACTAGAATCAGAAGTTGCAGCATTGAAAGCGGCTTAGTATTATTGGTACAATTAAATTAATTATATGGCAACACCACAAGAGCTTTATGACGAAACAAAAACTCGTCTTGATTTAAATATTGCAAAGTTACAAATGCTAGAGAGAGAAATACAAGAAAAAGTAGCAGAAAAAAATCAACTTATGCAACCAATAATGGAAGATCAAGGGGCGTTGAAACAGTTAGAAAAACTAAGTGATGTTGTGCAGACAGTAGAATCCAAGTAAAATAAAATAAAAATTATTATCATGGCTGTTACTTGGGATATTGCTGCTTTAGACGCAACAAAAAAAATAGGTTCTTTATCTGATGTTGTTACTACTGTCCACTGGACTGCAAGTGATTCTGTGACTATAGGAAGTGGCGATTCTGCTGTTGTTCATAATGGTTACAGATATGGGTCTGTAGAGCTTTCTGAAGCTGATTCTGGATCATTTACTGCTTATGCAGATATAACAAAAGACAATGCTATTTCATGGGCAAAAGCTGCAATAGGGTCTGATAAAGTTGCAGCGATTGAAACTAGTATTGCTGCACAGATAACAGAATCCAAAACTCCTACAACTACTTCTGGTGTACCTTGGTAGTCATGTAGGATGTAATTAAATATAAAGGGGCAATAGTGGGAATTATTAACAGCATTGATATAATTAAAGTGTGAGAAATCGCTTTGAGTATTGCTTCTTTAACCATGTTTCAAAAAATTTGTCAGATAGCCTCATTGTTGTCTTTATTTCTTACCTTGTCAATGTTAGGCGGCTCATACTATGCGTTTAGGTTTGTGACCTCTGAACAGTTTAAAGCAAGAGTCATGAATGAGGTTCTTGATAACGTTTCTAGCATGATGCCTAAGGTATTAGATAATGCTTTACCTGATGTAACAGGCCCAACAATACCAGAATTTAAAAATCCAAAACCATAATTGGAAATACCGAAGATTGAAATACCCCAAATAATAATTAAAGAGATAGATATTCCAAAAATTAGAATATGGGAAATACAAAGACCAACTCTTGATATTATTTATAAACCTGTAGTTGATATACCAGCCTGTGTTGATGCTCATAGAAATAATTTACCTAGCCTGATAGGAAAAGACGAAAAAGGTACATATCAAGCTTGTGGGACGTTTGATATACCAAGTTTTGAACCATTGGAATATAATCCTAACAATTTTATTTACACAGCCCCCCTAGCTCCACAGAGCCAAGAATCAAAAGATATTCAACCAGAAAAACCAGAAATCCCACAAACTAAAAAAGAAAAAATAAAATTTGAACCCTGTCCACCTGAAAACCCACAATTTATGAAAGGTGATTACAGAAATGACAAAAGGATTCAAAGATTTGATTCTTACGAAAGAATAGAGATAGATGGAGTTTTTGAATGTGTCGAAAATTGGGAAAAAGTACCATTCAGAGAAAGTTTTATTGGTTCACCTGAAGCACTCATTTCTACTGCTGTCATTGGTGTGGTTGCTGGTAGTTCTGCGCTTTTGGCTCCTCTGATAAAAAAAACAATATCTGAAATATTTAAAAAAATAAAGAAAAAACTTTCAAAAGAAAAAAAAGAAAAGGTAGAATAATTATTTGTAGATGAGTTTAATACCCGTGACTCATCTACTTTAATTTATGAGTGTGAGGTAATACTTGACCTTTTTTTGGACTAACTATTACATCTTCACATAATTTGTAGTAAATACTTGATTTCGCATACTCGATTCCAGCAAGTTTTAATTCACCACAATTTTTAAGCCTTGCGAGTTCATAGTTAAGGCGTTCTTTAGACAATATTTGTCTTTGTATTTTTTCTTGTGTTGTTGCACTTTTTAAGCAAGCATCTTGAAATCTTTTATCTAAAGGGATATTGAATGTCAAAGCAACACCAACATTTAAACCTAATGAATCTTTATTGCCACTATAGTTTTCTTGATAAAAAAGAATTTCACCCGCATTTGTGAGGTTGCCATCATCATCAACGGCCTGATTATAGTAAGGAGTTTCATAGGTGTAATCCATAGGGCGTTTGATATTTAAATTTGAATATGCAAAAGGACTTATAGACATTTGAGGGCCAGAACAAACTATCCCATTTCCATAACTATTTTCGACCATTGGGCCGCCCAAAACTTGCGTTGCGAAATTTGAAACCGACCCACTAGCTGAGGCTTGTGGAGCCGCAGTGTTTGAGGTATTAGCAAATACAGGACTCCCAAATAATAATCCTATTACTGGGAGAATATTGTAGTTGTATCGGTTACGCTTTCTGATTGTATGGTTCTTGTTATGTCTGTTATAG